CAAGCTCGTTGGCGAGGCGGGCGGCGGGTCCTGGTCGCGGCAAGCCAGGCCCCGAGTGGATGAGCACCCGACGCAACGCAAGCTACGGTGGGAGGTTGGGGACTCATGTATGTAATTCCCTTACGAAGACGAGCATCAGCACACGATTTGTCTTTCGTGCTGGTATCACCGCGGCATTCCGCCGACCGACCGGACCGGCCGGCAGATCGATGCAAGCAGGGCGGCCCGGTACTTCGGACCAAGTCTTGCGCTTGAGAAGCGGGCCTTCGAAGAACGCTTCGGCACCGAGGAATATCTGCTCTGGGCCACGAACGAGATGATCCTGAGGATGGCGGCATGAGCGAAACGATTTCCCTGGCCAGTTACCACAGCGCGATCGGGCAGGGCATGCAGTTCGCCGAGTCTCGCGAGCAGGCGGCGTTTATCCAGTGGTGCCGCTACTTACACACCGAGCACGGCCTTCTGAACCGGTTCGTGATCGCAATCCCGAACGGCTCCCACCTGGCGGGGTTGGCCAAGCAGCGCGCCGTGCACATGGCGAGGCTCAAGGCCGAGGGGCTCAAGCCCGGCACGAGCGATCTTTTCATTGCCTATCCCGTCGATCCGTACTCCGGACTTTGGCTCGAGTTCAAGCGCCGGCGATCGCAGTTCGTCAGCCGGGAGGCCGCGAAGTGTGCGGTCAGCGAGGACCAGCGTGCCTTCCTGGTTCAGATGGGATTGGTTGGCTACGCGACAGCCGTTGCCTACGGTTGCGACGAGGCGATCGACATCGTCAAAGGCTATCTGCAGGGGAGGTATGAGCGATGATGGCAGTGGCCAGGGACCAGGAAGCGGACGCCATCGAGCGAGCCGAAGCGCGGCTGACGGCGTGGGGCGAAGCGACCGGCAACTTCGCCGCCGAGTACAACGTCTCGCGCTCGCTTGGGCTCCGGGCCATCATCGAGCACGTTCAGCGAGCTCAGGCCAAGCGAAAGATCGACGGAAAGAAGGGCGAACCTAAGCGCCGCGAGTGTCTCGCCTGCGGCCATGTGACCAGACAGCGCCGATGGGGCGCCAGGGTCAACGGGCAATGGAATCGCCGGGCCTGTCCGAACTGCGGCCACAGCTTGTCACGATTGCGCGAGCCAACGGCCCGCGGGAAGGAGACCGATTCGCCGCCGGCGCCGCTGAATCAAAAGCTCTCGTCGCTCGACATGGAGATCGACGCCATCGTCGCAAGCCTGCCTGGCTGGGCACAGGTGCCGCTGAAGCGCCGGTACTGCTGGGACCAGATCGACAAGAGCGCGGCTCAGGATCTCCGGATGTCAAAGCGCCAGTACCGGTCCGAACTTGACGCCGGTATCGAGATGGTTGCCGAGACGCTGTCGAGGGGCTATAGTCACTCCCCGCGTAGCCGCCCGATTGTGGCGGTTGCTCCCGAGCGGAGACACGTGCGATAGCCCGTGACGGTGGGTCCACAGGAAACGTGCGCCTATCGATCACTGAAGCCGGCCAAAGAGCGCCGGCTTTTTTGTGTCCGCAAATTGGTAGCAATCAATTGGTCAACACGGAGGGTCTCATCATGAGCGACCGCTGACCAAAGATCAGCATCATTCCCCCCTGGGCTGTCCATTGGCAGTCTCACCTTAGCCCCGCTTAACGGCGGGGTTTTTTTCGGGAGATCCGTTTGAACCGACTATTCCGCGCCATCGGCGCATCCGTCTTGCTCCTGTTCGCCGCGGCCGTGCTCGGGCAATGGGCTCGCGATGAGCTGCCGGGTGGAGCTGAGAGCTGTTTGCGCGAGACTGGCGAGCGGATCCTGCTCGAGACCCGCGCCGGAAATTGGGCGAGCAGAGATTGCAAGGCGTTCAACATTTTTGAAGGCTGGATTCCGACGGCAGACGCTCAGAGCTTGTTCGTTCCGGTGCTGAACGATCCGCCGGCAGCCGAGGCCGCAACCTGGGGGCCGGTCGAGATTCTCGGCGCTACGGCGCCGCACACCGATGCGGTGCTGGAATGCGATGCGGAGCCGTTCGTCGTGCAGTCGACTGGCGGCGTGATCTACAACAACGATGACAGTTTCGCTGCCTGCGGCATCACGCTCGACAGCACGAGCGATTACACGATAACGGCGCGGCTTGTGACCGCGACGCAGACCCAGGACATTCTCTCGAAGATCGGGATCATGCTGCGGGAAAGCTCTGCCGACGGATCGGAGCATTGCGTGCTCGGCAGTTTTCGCAACAGCGGGACGATCATCGATTGTCGATCAGTGACGGACGGAGAAACGTCAACCGCGTATTTCGCTGCTCCCCAGATGCCGGTGCCGGAGTGTTTGCAGATACAGGTCGATCGCGCCCTCCAAAGCGTCAAGCTGCTTCAGAAAGGCGATGCAACGGACTGCTCGACCGGCACGTACACGGCTCGCTACCAGTTTTTTTCCGACTGGGCCGCGAGCGGCAGCACTCCCCTGGTGTTATTGGCTGCCGCCTCGGGCAGTGCAGGGACGACTGCCGGCGGATTGTTTGATCAAATCGATATCGCTACCGGGGCGCTCGATCACAATCCGGATATCGGGTCCATCGAGTGGGACCTCATCAGCTATCAGGTCAGCGAGGAAACCGCGTCGCTGAATGTGTCGCTCGAACGGTTTGGCGGCGCAGCCGGCGCGTGCGATGTCAACGTGGTCTCAGCCAACGGGTCTGCCAGCGCAGCGACTCACTTCACGGCAGTTTCTGAGGTCGTCCATTGGGATGACGCTGAGGCGGGCACCCAGTCGGTCGCGGTCTCGATTACGGATCTCGACGGCCAGCAGCAGGGCAACCGAACGTTCACACTGGTCGCATCCGACAACTCCTGCCCCGATACCCTCGGTCCGAGCAAAGGGCTGGTTGCTACGATCACGATCCTCGATGCCGACGCCGGGTTTTCGTGGATGACAATGTCGCCGACCGACTCGATCATCCCGGGCATTGCGAGCTACGGTGCTGACGGCTGGGGCGAAGCCGCAACCGATTACGAGTTTGGCACCATCCACTACGCTGAGTTCACGAATCTGAATCAGTCCGGCGCCGGATCTTTCTCGCAGTGCGTGACGACGCAGCGTCCGGCCGACGAGTGGCAGTACTGCGCGTGTGCGGTGTCGGGGGTTAGCGATCACGTGTCGGGAACGACCCTTGTCGTTAACACAGATCGGTTGATTGTGGACCTATCGACTTGCCCATCGGGTGGGTACACGAAAACCGATTTGAATGTTCAACCGAGGAGTGCGAGCTATCAGCTCTGGCTGTACTACGGATGCTTCAACAACTACAACGCGCAGCAGGGGCCGGCACACTGTTTCAACATCAACGGGACCGCCAGCGAACCGAACGATCACATTCTCGTGCTGTACAGCGGCGGTGCGTTTGCCGGCGACGGATGGCTCAATGTGTTCCACGACACAACGGAATTCGGACTGATCGGCAACCTGAATACGTTGCCACTCGAAACGCCGGGGCAAGCCCTTCAGCAGCTATATCTGCTCGGCCACGATTCCGGGGATTCGAACAACGGCACATTTGTTAGAAATCTGTCGGCGCACGGCACGCTGCGCTGCCCGAAATGGAACGCGATGAACGGCCACATCGACAACAACATTTGCGTTAATAACCGGCTGTCCGAAATCGACATCAACTATCAGTCGACCGGCCGGGATCTGAACCTCCGCTACAACGCGAGCATTCGCGGCGACGACAGTCTGGCGACGATTGACGAAACGCAGATTATCAGATTTTGCCATCCACAGAACGGCGAGTGCCTCAGCGAGTTCGACGCCTACCAGATCGGCAACTGCGAGTGGACAGAGGCAGGCGGGTCCGTTAACGCCATTGTCCCGGCCGATTATTCGGCAGGACTGCTGAACGCGGTCGGCACTCGGATCGCGACGGCAGAGCCGGGTGGATACGAGGCAACAACGTTTAATTGCACTACCAGTGACATTGAAGACTTTTCGAAACTGTTAGCCAACGAGGCTGGACCTCGACCGCTAGACTCCGCGATGCCGCCGCTCTATCAGGCAACCCGCGACAACGTGTTCGCGGAGTTTGATGGCGGCGATACCGGCGAGCGAATCCTGTCATCGGATTTCGGGACACCGCCCTATGTGTACCCGACCGTCGCGCAGGTCAACTGCGATCCCACCGTGAACGACGACTGCGCGGCCGGTCTGCTTGCCGTACCCGAGTCCGACATGACTGGCTCTGATGTGTTTGTCAATAAGGCGATATCGACGATGTGGCGCAATTTCTGCCGCTGGCAGCCGGCCACGAACTCGATCTGCATCGCGATGGAGGCGCTGGACAATCCGTGAAAATGAGAACTACGTCACGCTTTGGGTCGAGCCGTGTGGTACCGTTGGAGCCAAAGGATCGGGGGAACAATAATGAAATTCGTCATCCTCTCCACGCAGAGAACCGGATCGTCCTGGGTCATGGACACCCTGGATCAGGCGCACGGCGTCAAAAGCTATTTAGAACTGATGCACACGAAGGCCGGGAATGCTTCTGGTGTCGTGGGCAACGACTATCGCTACTTTCGATACTGGCGTCCTGGACCGTTGCATCGGTTCCGGTCCTGGCAGTATTTGGATGGGCTTTACGACCAGCCCGGCGCGGTCGGCTTCAAGCTGATGTATGGGCAGCTTCGAAAATTTCCGGAGCTGCTGCTGTATTTTCGACGGCGAAAAATCAGGGTCGTGCATCTTGTCAGGGACGATTTGGACGCAGTGATCTCGAAAGCCCGGATGAAGCACATGGGGATTGCGCACCAGCGCAAAGGCGAGAAGCTCGAGCATGCTCAAATGCGGCTCGACCCCGACAGGGTTGTGCGCGACGTTCGACGAATTCGACGGGACCGGAAATGGGCGCGACGGTTGATCGAGTTAGTGGGCGTCGATTCGTGCGAGGTGTCTTACGAATCGCTGTGCCGGGATTTTGGCGCTCTGTTCGATTTTCTCGGCTTGCCGTTGCAGGAGACGGCACCACGCCTGGTCAAGACCGGAAGATCGAGAGCAGAAACCGTGATAAACCTCGCGGAGGTAGAGCACACGCTCTCGCTTGCCGGGCTTTCCTAGCCCCCCTGTTTTTTGTCGGAGCCGCACTCGCCGACCCGGTTGAGGTCGGCACACCCGTCGGTGACGTTCAGCTTGTCACCACGAATTGGACATCGCTCGATGTCAGCTATACGGTGCCCGCCGGTTGCGACCTGATGGTTGCGTCGATGAACACGGGCGCTCAATCCACTACGATCACGCCGACGTGGGACATTCCGACCGCGAATCAGACGCTAACGCTGATTACAAACTCAACAAGTAGCGGTCTCGGCGGGGATCATTTTCAGCGCGCATGGGGGCTGGTTAGTCCGGCCGCAAAGACCGCCAATCTAAATTTCTCCAGCGTCGGCGATGTGGTGGCATCGACCATCGCGATTACCTGTATCGATCAGGTCGACATATCCGGTGGCGTTGACGGTGCAACAAACCCGCTCGGCGAGTGCGTTGACAATGTCGGCGGCACGAACTGCACCATCGCGAGTGCCGGCACGGCTGGCAATCTGCTCTACGCAGCGGTTGGATTTCGCGGCGCTGACATGGACCCGGTCACGTTGAACATGGGCTGGACGGAAAGCATAGAGGTGATTCCGACAAGTGGTGCAGGCGATGCGGTAGTCATGTCCGCCGTTGCAGCCGCGCCGCTCGATGTCGATTGGGATGGGCAGGCGACCGATGAACTGGCCGGCCTCATGTTTGAGATCGAAGCTGAGGCGACAGGCCTGGACCTGATTATCTACCGGAGACTGACCGACGATGAATAGATTGGGAGTTATATCGTTGACTCCCGCGCCTGAATTTTCAGGAGCCACAGCTCCCACAGCGCGGGATCAAGCGGCCGTTCGCCGCTCTCGAATTTTTCCCAGCCGCGCACGGAGCGGTAGATCAATGCAGCGGCGTCGAGGCGTGAGAGCCCGGCAGCCTCACGGGCTGCGCGGATCTCATCTGGTTTCGGTGTCCGCCCCGGTGCGTCCGTGCGCCGGGATCGGTTGGGGTGGTTGGTCATCGCGCAAGAATTTCGCCGAGCGCGGCGAGTTGTTCGGCATCGCACTGTTCCTGCGTGAACCCGGCCAGTGCCGCAGTGTTGTACGCCTCGATAGATTCCTCGGCGGCGTGGCCGATTTGATCGGCGAACTCCTTTTCGATTTGGATCGCCTCATCCGAGCCGGGCTCCACGCCGATCAATCGGCGAGTGAGCGCTGCATTGAGCGCGGCGAGTTGAGCGGCGGTGTATCCGTTGGTGTTTTCTTCGGTGAACATTTTCATCTCTCTGCCCCTGGTCCCGAGGCGCGGCGGCAGGGTTATCCCTACCGTGGGTCTAGATTACCCCGTTGGGGGCAGCCTGTCAACCCCACTGGGGTGTTTAACACGTAATCAGGATGGTGATGAAGTGAACGGTGTAATTCCAAATAGATTGATTTGTGCATTTCTGATGGTGCTGGCCGCGCCTCTCGCCAACGGTCAGGCGATCATTGGGTATCTGGAGCTTGATTCGACCAGCCAGATTCTACCGATTGTCTGCCTCAACACGGTTGCCGCGCCGGAATCGATTGCCGATGTGGATTTCGATTACGCGTCGCTTGCGATCAATATCGTTGCCGAGACAGCAGCGGGCACCGCACTGACCGAGTTCGCTTACACCGGCGCCAACATCGATGACGGCCCCGGGACTGGTGCGTGGGGCGATCCGACGACCAGTGCGATCGAGGTGGATCAGGACTCGCAGGGGTGTCCTCGTCTTCACATTCGTGACGAGGTTAACGGGGTCACAGGCTCGAAGGCGCTGTTAATCTCGATTGGCGACGGCGGTTCGACCTTGATTACCAAGGTAGTCCGGATCTCGCAGGAGTTCGCAACAGGGCCAGACCTGTCTGACCTGATCGATGCCAGGATTACTGCGGCGGGCCTTGCCACCGCAGCGAATTTGTCATCGCATGATAGCGCGCTGAGTTCAGTCGCAAGCGCAGTCGGCAGTTTGCCCGATGCGGATGCTAACGCCGATGCGGTTTGGGAAGAGGATCTGGCAGATCACGACTCTGTGGCTGGCAGCGGTGCTGCGGCGCTGCTCGCGTTGCATCAAGTCGCCGAGGGCGTATGCGCTAGCGGATCGGCCTCGACCTGTGTTGACGCTGGCCTGACCGAAGTGGATGACCACTGGCACGGCAAGCTATTCAAAGTGACTTCAGGCGCGTTGCTCGGACAATCGGCTTGCGTCTACGCTTTCGTTGCAGCTACCGACACCCTAAATTTTCGGCCCGATCTGACGGGAGACGTGAGCGGGCTTGCCTATGAGTTGCAGGATGCGTCCGGTTGCGAAGCAGTGATTACGCCGTGAGGAAATTTGCAATCGGCATTCTGTCCGTCGTGTGGGTCTCGGCTGGCAATGCCAGCCTTGAGTGCGATGGGTTCTACGGCGCGGGTTTTTACGACACCTCGTTCTACGCGGACGGCTTCTATTTCGAGGCAAGCTGTGGCGGCGGCAGCGCGCCGGGGAGCAATGTAATTGCTATTGATATAGGAATCTCACTATGACAATTAAACGCACGGTGGCTTTCACAGCGATGCTATTGGTTGTTGTGACAGCTAATATATTTCTTTCCGCCGAACCTGCGGTGGCCCAGCTTCAGAACGTGACTGCATTCGCCCAAGACTGGGACGTTATAGTGCCGAACGACTCCACGACGTTCACTCGGCAGCCACGCGCAATGATTGCCAATGTATCCGGAACGCTTGCAGCCATACCGTGGGGAGATGACGGATCGTCGTGTAAGTCAACCACAGTAGTGGCTGGTGCTGTCTATCCAATGTCACCGAGGTTGATTTGCGATTCTGGAACTGACGCGACGTCGGTGACACTGCTGTACTGACGTGACTTCTTTCGACGTGGTGATCGACACCACGGTTCTCGAGAAGAGGCTGACGAGGCTGGAACGGGAGCAACTGCCTTTCGCCCGCTCTCTGGCGGCCAACCAGGCCGCATTCGAAACAGCGAGAACGCTGCAGCAGGCGCTGCCGCTGTATCTGGACGATCCGACTCCGTTCACCGTTCGGGGTGTGCGGTATAAAAAGGGAAACAAGCTGAGCCCTGCTTCCAGTGTGTACATCAGCGATGATGCACCGAAAGGTACATCTCCGAAGATGTATCTGAAGGCATTGATCCGAGGACAACGTCGTCGACAGAAACGATCTGAGAGTGTGCTGGCGCGTCGCGGCATCATCTCGAGGGGAGAGGGCTGGATACCCGCTTCTCGAACTGGAATCAAACTTAATCGTTTTGGCAATCTGACTGGCGGGCAAATCACGCGAATACTGTCCGGCGTTAAGGCCTTTGGTGAAGAAGGGTTCAGCGCCAATATCACTGCCGCATCGCGCGCACGTGGAACTAAAGCGGGACGTGCCGAGTACTTTGTTGTTCGCGGCAATGCGCGTGACGGCCATCTGCCGAGAGGTATCTACCAGCGCCAGGGTGGACGCAGACAAGCCAAGCGCAAGTACGGCGGGTTGCCGGTAGGTCGGAAGAAAGTCGCTCGAGGCATAAAGCCGGTGCTGCTGTTTGTCGACTTGCCGACGTACTCAAAGCAGTTTGACTTTTATCGATTAGCACAGCAGGAAGGTCGCCGCAGATTTCTGCGCGCATGGCCTGCTGCGCTAAGGCGCGCACTGGCGACCGCTAGGAAATAAAGCTGAGGGATCCCTCAGGGAACGGTGACGTGAGGGTTATTCGGACCACAATCGTCCGCTAGCGCCAGAACCGCTAAGGGCCACCGGTTGTTGTTTTTTGGTCAGGAAGAGAAATGGCCGATCGATTAGTTGATACCGACTTCGATCCGAGTTTGCTTTTTAACCAAAAGACAACGGCATCATTGATAGGGATTTCCACGCAGGCCTTTAGCAAGTGGGGGGTCTCGCCGGACGAGCGTCGCGGTCGAGAGGCGTTCTATTTCTGGCCGAAAGTGTACGAGCTTGCGATCAAACGAAAATTGGCCCCGCTCGAATCTGAAAACGAATCGTTGCGCGACGAGTTGAAGGTTGCTTCGACATCGAAGGCCGAATCGAACGATGAAATTGATCCGAAGTACGAGGCGGCCCGCGAGCATAGAGCTCGCGCCGACAAGATCGAGATCGAGAACGCGCTGGCGCGTGGCTCTCTGGTCACGACTCAGCACATGGCGGAAGCCATGAGCAAGGGGCTCCAGGCAATCAGGGCAAGGCTACGCGCGGCAGGGTCGAAGGTAGCGCCGCTTGCAAACCCGGGAAACCCGAAACTTGCTAGAGAGCATATCGATAGAGAGCACAACGAGTGTCTCGCAGACCTCGCTGATTTCGACTCGGGCCCCGATCCTGGGGGATCGTCAGAGTTGGGAGAACTCGCGTCAGACGGCGCGGGAGATGTTCAGCCTGCTGAGGCCCCCGCCAAACCTAACGGTAAGCGAGTGGTCCGACGCCGAAAGAAAGTTAAGCAGCGAAAGTAGCGCTGAGCCAGGCCAGTGGCGAACGTCGCGGATGCCGCACCTGCGTCCGATTATGGACGCTGTTACGGATCCGTTGGTGCGCGAGATCTGGTTGATGAAATCAGCCCAGGTTGGGCTGACTGAGTTTTTGCTTAACGTCATCGGCTACTTCGTCGACCTCGATCCGGCGCCGATCATGTTGATACAGCCGACGCTCGAACTCGCCGAGGCCTTCAGCAAGGACCGTCTTGCGCCCATGGTGCGAGACACATCGGCGCTGACCGGGAAGATTGCTGATCCGCGGTCGCGCGACTCAGGCAACACCCTATCGCACAAGCGATTCCCCGGTGGCCATCTCACGCTCGTCGGCGCCAACTCGCCGACCGGCTTGCGAAGCCGGCCGATTCGAGTGTTGCTGTGCGATGAAATCGATGGCTATCCCGCATCGGCAGGATCGGAGGGCGATCCGTTTGCTCGAGCGAGGAAGCGGACGGCCGCATTTTGGAATCGCGTAATCATTGCCGGCTCGACGCCGACGATAAAGGGGCAGTCGCGGGTGGAGGCGGGCTTCGACGGTTCTGATCAGCGATATTTCCATTACCCCTGTCCGCACTGCGGCAAACTTCAGCGGCTGGTTTGGCCGCAAGTCAAATGGACTGAATTCGGCCTGCCGCCGGAGCAGGCGGTCTACCAGTGTGTGCATTGCGGCGGAGTGATTGACGAAGGGCAGCGCAAGGAGATGCTGCCGAAGTACGAAGTGATTGCCGCGAAAGAGTTTAACGGAATCGCAGGCTTTCACGTCCACGAACTGATGTCGCCGCTGGTCTCCATGGGAGAGATGGCCGCTTCGTTCGTTGAGGCGAAAAAACTACCGGAGACACTTCAGCAATGGGTCAACGAGAGCCTCGGCGAGACTTGGGAGGATACGGCCAGGTCGATTGAGCCGGCCGGTCTCGCGGCTCGCCGTGAGTCTTACGACGCGGAAGTCTTGCCGCCAGGCATCGTAATGGTGACTGTCGGCGCTGATACGCAAGATGATCGGCTCGAGGTAGAGCTCGTGGGCTGGGGCGCTGACGAAGAGTCCTGGGTCCTCGAGCACAAAGTGTTCCGCGGTGATCCAGGTGTTGCGCCGACGAAGGGCGTGTGGAAAGAGCTGACGACCTATCGCCGGCAGCGGTTTCACACCGAGGATGGACGGACCCTCAGCGTGCAGGGCACTGGCGTCGACTTCGGCGGCCACTATGGTCAGCACGTGGCGAACTACTGCCATCGATATCGGTTCGAGCGAGTGCACGCTGTTCGCGGTGTTGGCGGTGTTGGTCGACTGGTGTGGCCGCGCAAGCCCGGAAAAACGAAGCTCTCGAAGGCCGACATCTACAGCGTCGGCGTCGACACGATCAAGGATCTCTTGTACGGCCGACTGGCGAAGATCACGCCACCGGACCCCGGCGAGCCGAAGCCAGGCTACATTCACTTACCGTTGTCGGTTGATGACGACTGGTGTGAACAGTTTGTCAGCGAAACGAAGATTTACAAGAAGACGAACGGCCGTCGAGTGGCCATGTGGCGACCGAAGAAACTCGGCAGTCGGCAGGAAGCGCAGGACTGCTGGAACTACGCGTATGCCGTGATGATCGGCCGTGGCGTCGATCTCAACCAGCTCGCGGCGCTGGTAGAAAAGCGTCGAGCGGAAAAGACGCCGCCTGATGAGGTTGCGCCGAAGAAGCAGGCGTCAGCTGCTGCCAGTGGCCCACCGGACGAACCAGAACCGACTACACCGCGGCGGGCGAAGCGAAAGAAGCGAAAGCGTCTACGCAGCGCCCGTAGCAACTACCTGCAACGAAGGTGACGAATGGCCTACACAACGGAACAACTTGCGGCGCTGGAAGAAGCGATCGCCAGTGGTGTGTTGACGGTCCGCCACCGCGACGGGCGAAGCGTGACCTACAACAGCCTGAGCGATATGCGCTCACTTCGGCAGCAGATGAAGCGTGAGCTCGATGTAGCAGCAGGATCTCGCCGCCGACGAACGTTCCGTCTTTATCAGAAGGGCAAAGGCATCTGATGGTGAAGGATTGGACGCTGATTACGCCGCAGCAGGGAATGGCTGCGCAGTCGGACGGGTTTACGGTGCCACGTTCGGAGCGGCAGCCGATCTATCACGCAGGTGGCCAGGGCAGGCGCCTGCATATGTGGCGACCGCCGGCCAGCGGCCCGAATGTGTCGGTGACGCGCGAGCAGGCGTTGATTCGCTCGAGGACGCGGGCAGCGGCAAGGAACGACCCTTGGGCCGGAGCGATCCTCGACAAGCTGGATTCGAACGGAATCGCCACCGGTATTCAGGCAAAGATGGTGAACGGCTCCGATGCCCTGAAGAAGGCATCGAAGCAGGTCTGGAATCGTTTCATTAAGGAGGTCGACGCCGACGGTGGGCTCGACTGGTACGGACTGCAGTTGCTCGCCTGGCACGAGTGGCACGAGGTCGGTGAGGTCTTCGCCAGATTTCGAACACGCCGCCCATCGGATGGTCTCGCAGTTCCGTTCCAGGTTCAGTTGATCGAGTCTGAGCAGTGCCCGGCGGATCTTTACACGACCGCCAGCAACGGCAACCCGGTGCGCGCTGGCGTTGAGTTCAATCTCATAGGCAAGCGCGTCGCCTATTGGTTCTGGAAAGAGCATCCAGGCGACACGATGTTCTTCAATCGTGGCAACGAATACGTTCGCGTGCCAGCTGAGGAGGTGATTCACCTCTATCGGCCGCTGCGTGCCGGACAAATTCGGGGTCTTCCAGATTCTGTTTCCGTGCTGCTTCGCATGTTCAATCTGGACAGCCTCGATGACGCGGTGCTCGAGCGTCAGAAGATCGCGAATCTGTTCACCCTCTTCTACACGCGCAAGACAGATCCGGAGAATCCGGAGAGTCTCATTGACGAGATGTCGTATGACGAAGACGGCGACCAGGATCTTGATGACGACGATGTGCCTCTGGCAGGCCTCGAGCCTGGAACCGGGCAGGAACTGCCGGACGGTGTTGAGCCGAAGTTTTCGAATCCGCCGGCACCGAGTGCCGACTTGGGCGAGTTCTATCGGATGCAGTTGCTGGCGATTTGCGCGCGGAACGGCGTGCCTTATGAAGTTGTGACCGGAGACTTGAGGAATATATCGGACCGCGCGCTGAAGCTTATCCTGAATGAGTTCAAGCGGACGATCGAGATGCGTCAGTGGCTGACGTTCATCCCGAAGTTCTGCCAGCCGGTGCGAACCCGTTTCTTCGATATGTCTTGGATGTCCAATGCATTGGTGATTCCGGACTACGCGGAGCAACGGCCGGAGATTGTTGACACGCTTTGGGTGCCGCAGGGCTGGCCGTACAGCCACCCAGTGCAGGACGTCAGCGCCGACATCAAGGCGATCCGCGCAGGTCTCGATACGCGATCGGATGTCAATCTCCGGAACGGAGAGGACCCCGAGGAGCTCGATCGGCGGAACGCTGAAGACAACGAGCGCGCCGACAAACTCGGCCTGGTGTACGACAGCGACGGTCGAAAGACGTCCGGCGCCGGACTGACACAGGCTCGACCGGCAGGTACAGAGATCCCGCCGACCGACGTGAAAAAGCGCGGCGCGGACGATGTCGATGACGACGAAGACGACGAAGAGAGCGACTCCGATGATCCGGATCGCAATACGGACCCGGACGAAGACACCGAAGAGGACTGACCAATGCCAAGCAAATGGAACATTCTCGCGCGATTCGCGCGCCGCACAGAAAACGCCGTCATCACGCAGCTGTATTCACTCGCGCTGAACCGACCGTTGCTGATTCACCCGGCGATTGGCGAAAGCCTGCTGCAGGCCTACATGCACGGGGCGGTTGACTATCCGCAGAAAGCGCTCACTACGTTTCATGCGATCCCGTCGGCGGCTGCAGAAGGGCAGGCGGGATTCATGCAGTCGTCAGGCCGCATCGCGGTGATGAACATCTCAGGCGCGCTGGTGAGCCGGCCCACGGCCGGTCCTTCTGGCCCGGGCCCGCAGAGCTACGAGGCGCTGGCCGAAACGTTCGACGAACTCGTTTCCGACAGCACGGTGAAAGCGATCATTCTCCGGATGGATAGTCCTGGAGGGCTGGTCAGCGGACTGTTCGATTTTACGGACCACATCTACGAAGCGCGCCAGGTCAAACCGATCCATGCGGTCGTCGACGACATAGCCTACTCCGCTGCCTATGCCATCGCGGCGGCTGCCGAGTATGTCTGGGTGACTCGGACCTCGGGTGTCGGCTCGATCGGCGTCGTCGGTTTTCATTACGACCAGAGCGCCTACAACGAGAATATCGGCGTCAAGGTCACCCCAATCTATGCCGGCGCCCATAAGGTCGATTTCAGTCCTCACTTCGAGCTGTCAGAAGATGCGAAGGCCAGAGCCCAGGCAGACATCGATCAGACGTACACACTGTTCGTTGCATCCGTTGAAAAGTATCGAGGCATCGATGCTGACGTGATCCGGAAGACAGAAGCGCTGACCTACTGTGGCGAAGACGGCGTCGCCAAAAAGCTCGCCGATCAGATTGGCACGCTCGACGACGCAATTGAACATTTGTCCAAGGTTGGCAATGAAGACGAATCCAGCCTCGCTCGCGCCGAGGAGAAACGGAAGGCTGAGGAGGCGCGTGCCGCCGTGGCAGCTGCTGAGGAATCCAAGGCTGAAGCAGACCGGATCAAGGGGATTGCCACGACCGCAGTGATGGCGGCTGAACTTCCAGTCGACGTTCGGCAGGCGCTGCTGCAAGCGGAGATTGCAGAGCACCAGATCGACGCACGCGTGAAACACGCCGTTGATGTGGTTGCTGCGTGCGCGCTGATGAGCGCCGGCGACAAGGCAGCCAAGTTCGTATCCCGCAATGTCTCGATCGATGAGGTGAAAGCCGATCTGCTCGAAGACAAGACAAGGCGTGAACAAGAAATTTCGACCACTTTGCCAAAACTAAACGGCCGCAACGAGCCAGGGAAACTTCCCGGTGCGTGGCGTAACACCATCGTTAAGCATGGAGGAAAATGCAATGACGACACTCACTGAAGGTCAACACGCCGGCGGCTTCATCGTTTCAGAAGCCAACGGACTTCGCTCTCGCGAGCAGATCACGCTTCTCGCAAACGAGGGCGCTCTCGTTGCCGGTCAGGTCCTCGGAAAGATCACATCGGGCGGAAAGTACGTCGCGGTCGACCCGGATGCGTCGGACGGCTCCGAGGCCGCTGCTGGGATTCTCTGGGAAGGCCAGACCGTTGGTGCGAGTGATTCGCAAGCGGTCGCTGTTGTTCGTGACGCGGAGGTCAATGAGAGCGAGCTCACGTTCGCGGGTCTCAGCACGGCAGAGACGGCTGCTGCCGTTGCGCAACTTGTCGCCCTCGGCATCTTGATGCGCTGATCGCGGCACATCATCGCTTTCAATCTGAATAGGAGTTTTTGAAATGCTTACATTGGACATCTTCAACAACGACGCCTTCGGGACTGTCGAGTTGACGGAAGCGCTGGAGCTCGTGCCGTACAAGCCGCAATACCTTGGGAGCCTGAACATCTTCGAGCAGCGCCCTGTCACTACGGAAACGATTGCGATCGAGCAGCGTGAAGGTACGCTGGCGTTGGTTCAGACCACGCCTCGGGGCGCACCTTTGCCTCAGCGCGGCAAGGACCCGCGCACGCTACATGACTTCCGGACGGTCCGGGTTGCGAAGGGTGATCGAATCATGGCTTCGGAAATCCAGAACGTCAGGGATTTCGGCACGACTACCGCGCTCGAACAGATTCAGGATCAAGTCATGCGCCGCATGACGGGCGTGCGAAACGATGTCGAGCTGACCTGGGAGAATATGCGCCTGGGCGCTATTCAGGGCATCGTCCTTGACGCTGACGGATCGACCATCCGGAACTACTTCACCGAGTTCGGTATTGCTCAGCCTGGAGTGATCGACTTCGATCTGGACAACGCCAACCCGGCGAGCGGTGCTGTGCGAGTGAAGTGCAACCAGGTTGTGCGCGCAACGATGCGAGCTGCGAAGGGAATGTGGTTGCCGCAGACGCAGGTGTTTGGTTTGGCCGCTGACGATTTTTTCGATGCGCTCGTCGCGCACTCCGAGGTTCGACAGACGTACCTGAATCAGCAGGAAGCCAGCCAGCTTCGGAACGATGTCGGCAATGCGTTCGATCAGGTCCGGTACGGTCAAATCACGTTCGTTAACTACCGCGGCACCGACGACGGGACAACTCTCACGGTCCCTGCTGGGACGTGTAAGTTCTTCCCGGTCGGCGCACCTGGCGCGTTTGTTCAGGCCATGTCACCTGGTGAGTCGATGACCTGGGCGAACACACAAGGTCGGCCCTTCTACCCGATGATTGTTCCCGATCGCGACCGCGATCAGTGGGCGGATGTTGAGATTTACAGCTACCCGCTGTTCATCGCGGCACGTCCTGGCATGCTGCAGCGAGCCACGCTGACCTAGTGCCCGCTGCGCGACCGTACCGCACGGTCCGCGAACTGATCCACAAGTATCTCGGACGCCCAGCCGTCGTGCTGGGCGGTGGGATGTCTTTGCCGGATCAGATCGCTCTTTGCCCTTCGCGGGCCGATGCGGTCCACCTTTCTGCGAACGATCACGGTGCGCGTTTTGTTGAGTGCGATTACATTGTCGCACTCGACAAAATATCGGACCGAGTGTTGCCGTTCGGCGTTCCTGTCGTCACCAGGCACCTGTATGGAGACTATCGGATCCTGCAGGCACCGGTTGCTGACAGCGGTATTGCTGCCGCGTGGGTAGCGCGCTTGATGGGGTGCGGCCCGATCTGGGTCGCTGGCATGGACCTGCTTGGTGGTTACTGGCATGACGCGACTGCCGAAAGCAATCGGAATCTGCTCGAACTCGAAGACCACCTGCGTCGCTGGCGTTTCCTGACCTCGAAGCATCCGGCCGATTACCGGCCTGTTGGCGGGCCGCTCGTTAAACACGGCGTGTCTGGTACGCCAGATTGTTTTGCGTCTCGTGAGTTGCTTGAGCGGGAGATTTCAGGCGTCGTGGTCGAATTCACGGCTCCATTGCCGCAGCCGTTTCAGGGGCGTGACTTCGAACGTGGCGAGGTCGTTGAACTGAAGCCCGGTGAGGCGCAGCACTTCGTCAAGAACAACAGGGCGCGAATCTGCCGTAACGCAACCGCCTGAGTCTGGAGACCATCGTTGAAAAAGATTGCTCTGATCGTACCGTACTATCGGAACCCGCTGATGCTCGAGTATCAGTACGAAGTCTGGTCAAAGTATTCAGACGACGCAAAAGCGGTCTTCGAGATCATCGTCGTTGACGACGGATCTCCAGAGCCAGCTGCTGACGTCAGGCGCATGCGAGATACGCCGGAGCTCCGGATCTTTCGGATCGATCGGGATATCGAGTGGAATCAGCATGGCGCTAGAAACCTCGGGGCGCACGAGGCCCAAACGACTTGGCTACTAATGACCGATATCGATCACGTGTTGACCGCAGAAGGCGCGGATGTCATTGCGGCGATGGATCTCTCCGAGTCGGATGGAAATATGTTCTACACGTTCCCGCGTGTTCGTATCGGAAAAGCGGATGAGACTCGGTTGAAGCACGCTGGCAATGGTGAGGACGCTGAAGCGGAACGAGTTGATGTGAAGCCTCACATAAATACCTTCATGGTCAGGCGGTCCGTCTACTGGTTGTCTGGAGGATACGACGAAGATTATTGCGGCTGTCTTTGTGGCGACGGAGAGTTCGTCAAACGGATGAAGCCACTTGCGGAAACACGGCTGCTCGAGGAGCCAATGCTTGAGGTCCACACTCGTCATTCAGTCGCCGACGCGAACACAACAACGCTGTCGCGCGGGAAAGATCAAAGCGCAGAATGCCGTCGCCGGATCCGACAGAAAAAGCTGTCTGGGAATACGGTTCCGATTAAGCCGATGCGATTTGGCTGGGACCGTACATTTTGATGCTTTTCTGTTACGACGAGCCGAAGGGCTGGGGACAGGCCTTGGCGTTCGCCGCGTTGAAACGCAAAATGGATGCGAAGCTATTTCGGTTGCCGAGTGAGGTCGACGGGCCAGGCTATGCATTCATGCATGTCCGTCAACATCAACCGGAGCTTGACGTCGATCTTGCGTTCGCACGCGGAGTTGATGCCGGGTCTGCGACGCTAATTCCGAGTATCGAGCAGATCAATCTGTACGAGAACAAGGCGGCGCAGGCCTACAGCTTCCCGACTTTCATGCCAGATACGTGGGTTATTACCGATCAAACGAGGGCGAAGTCTTTGCTCTCGCTCGCGACTCCACCACTACCCTTCATCTCGAAGGCTAAGGAAGGCTCTGGCAGTCGCAACGTCAGGCTGGTGCAGAGTCACAAGCGAGCGCGTGGGGAGATCGCCGCCGCCTTCGGAGAAGGCATATCGATCGCGCATGGCCGTCGGCAGAAAGGTTATCTGATCTGGCAGCGCTTTGTGCCGGGAAACTCTGGTGACTGGCGGGTCATTCGGATCGGGCAGTTCTTCATGGCGTTGCGTCGCAGGATTCGATCGGAGAAGGAGCCGTTCGCGTCAGGGTCCGGGCATTCGACTCCGGTGACTTCGCTCAGCAACGATGTCGTGGAGGTCCTCGACGCCGCGTGGCGGTTTTTCAAGACCTTCGAATCGTTCACTCGCTGGTGCGGTATTGATTTGGTTCGAGATCTTGGAACGGGTCGGTATCTGGTGCTCGAGACTACCACCGGCTGGAGCTTTGACGGCTACGTCGACTGTCGATTCTTTCGATATGACCGGATATGGACAGAGACTCATCGGCACGGTCGTGACACCTGGGATGTGTTGCTCGATGAGATCGAGGCCGGGAGATTTGCGTGCAGTTGACAATCCTATGCTACGTCTGGCCGGGCCCTCGCAACTACCTGCCAGAGCACGTGAACGTGCTCGAGAGCATGGCTTCGCGGCATGCGCCATCAGGATACCGGTTCGTCTGTATCACAACGTACCCGTCGTCGATGTTCAGCGATCGCATCGAGGTGCTCGAAGTGCCGGATTTCGCACAGCATCTGCTGGAGATTAAGACACAAGAAGGCAAAAACTTTCCCTCGAGCTACGTACGCATGCTGACGTGGTCTCCGTGGGCGAAGAGTCTCGGCGATCGGATACTACTACTGGACGTCGATTGCCTGTTGACCAGGACGCTGCAGCCGCTGCTCGACTACAGCGATGACGATTTCGTGGGATGGCTGCCAAACTCGGAGTGGGGCATCAAGCAACGCATCGCCGGCGGCACGTATCTCCTGACGCCTGGTACGCACACTGATCTCTGGGACTGGTTTATTGCTGATCCGCTCGCGGCAATTGCGGTCGCTCGGGCGGCCGGGTATCGCGGTTCCGACCAAGCCCTGTTCTCCTACTGGCTCGCTAAGACGGCGACGGTCTGGCCGCAGGACAGCGGAATCTATCAGGCGCAGGACTATGGTGAGGCGCTTCGGCAGTCTCGCCGGGATCGCAAGCTCGGCATAACGGTTGATCGCCCAGAGTGGCCGCTTCCTGACGACGCAATCATCTGTCACTTCAACGGCCATCTGAAGCCATGGCACGTCAAGTGGGAATGGATCCGGGAGCACTATCGGTGAGCACGAAGGCAGGCATGGTGAGCGTCGATGCAGCAATTCTTGCCGCGTGCAGGAGCGCTGGCTTGACTGATTTGGCGACGATCGGCGGAGTCGACATCGAGGGCTACTTCATTGAGGAGCTCGTCGACGCCGGCGACGGCGAAGACGGGGTGACTGCGCAGTATCGCGCATTCGATTGTGTTGAGGCTGATCTGCCTACGTCAGGTCTTGCGGATGATGAAGAAGTCGTCGTTGCAGACTATGGGACGTTTCGGTTTCTAAGGTCCGAGCCAGACGAATCGGGGCGAACCATTCTTGTGCTCGGGAGATCGCTGTGAGTGTCATCGACCCGTCGCTCGACACGCGGATTCTGAATGCGGCTGTAGCGGCTCTCAATGCTGGTCGTCCGGCTGAGGTTCCCGAGGTGACGAAGCGTCGCCGGCTTCCGGACGACATCATTGACGTCGCTCGCATGGCCGTCTTTCTTGGCGACGGGCAGACCGATCCGCCACGGGGAAGCAGCAATCGGGATCCGCTGACACGTCGACGGATGCAGTTCGCCGTTCAGTGTGTTTCGCCAACGGATGATGTCGACCTGCTCGATTCGATTTGCGACCCAATGACCAATTGGGCTGTCGAGGTTCTCGGGTCGACGAACCTGAGTAATCTGGTCCATTACGTCCGTGAAGTGAGCACGCAGCGAATTCCGGAATATCGCGACGTGTACGTCATTACTGTGCTCAAGGTTTTCGAGGCCAGCTATCAGACCCGAAGGACCGATCAAACTCTATCTGCCTAGGAGGCAACGACGATGACAGCGGTATATACCTATTTTGTGAGCGGCAAGGTCTACGTGCGCGAGTATGGTGCGGCCGATGCCTTTGAATTTCCTGGTCTCGTCGACTCGCTCGAGCTCGGCATTACGGAGCAAGTGATCTCACTACCCGACCGAACCCAGGTGGGTGGTGGTAACTATGACGATGTTCGGCGCGTGCAGTCGATGTCGATGACGATCAACCATCGAGAGTTCAAGCCGAGCGTTCTCGCGCGCGCATTATTCGGTACTTCATCCGATGTCAGTGGTGCAGCCGTCGTTTCAGAAGCGCACGACGCGTATCTGGATCGATTCATTCCGCTAGAGCACCCTGGTCCTTATACCTTGTTGACTATTACCGACGATGCCACGTCGCCAGGCGCTGTGGACGCGGCGAACTATGAGGTTCGGCCGGCTGGTCTGTATATCCCGGCCGATGCGCCTGATCTGATAGACGGTGACGGTATCCAGGTGTCCTACACGCACCCTGCATACACGCGGATCCAGGCGCTCACGACATCGCCGCCGCTGCTCGAGTTCTTCTTCGAGGGACTGAACGAAGCGGACGGCGGAAACCCACGGCCGGCGAAGTTCCACCGAGTGCGTCTCGGCGCGGCGGCCGCGATGGCGCTTCTGTCCGGAGACGACTTCGGCGAGTTGTCGCTCACGGGCGAGGTGCTGAAAGATCAGACGATCACGACAACCGGCCTTAGCCAGTACTTCTACGGCGACATCGTCACGGACATCGCGTAGGACTATGCAAGCAGAGGCAATCTCCGACCTCGACGTCATCGAGGATCGGAGGGTTCGTGTCGTTTCTTTTCGCGGAAAAGACATCGAGGTCAAGCCAATCACCATCGGTGCGCTACCCGTGTTCGGGCGCGCCATCGCACCGATCGTGGCGGACCTGATTGGAGAGTCCGGCAAGGACATCGACGATGTTCTCGCCGGCGTCGATCTCGATCGGGTGCTTGGATGGATTGATGAGCATACCGATCGGCTGATCGATGCCTGTGCCGCCTGTTCGAAGTACGGGCGAGACTGGATTGCTGACGGCGATCCAGCTGAGTTCCTGGAACTCGTCTCGGCGGTGGCGGCGGTGAACATGGATTTTTTCGTCCACCGCCTGCTCCCAGTCGCAAAGCGGATCGTACCCGACGTCAAGGGGCAGATCAGCAGCGCGAATGGGAATGGGCGGACACCCTCCAACTTCTGATCGGCAATGGCCACTCCTTAGATGCGGTGCGCGAATACACGATCGCACGTGTGCGTGCGTTCGTGATGGCGATTGGCCGCTCTCAATCTGATGACCGACTCGTGCGACTGCACGATCTTCGAGCAGCAGCGGCGACTAAGAAGGACTTCGAAGGCTACGTGAAGAAACTAAAATGAGCGCAAGTCAAGACGACATCCGCGTCAGAATTGCCGGTGACCTCGCCGACATTCGCAAGGCAATCAAAGACCTTCGACGAGAAACGGCAGCATCCGGTAAGGAGGCGCGCAGCTCTGGCGCAGGATGGCGCCAGCTCGGCAATACGATGGACAGCGTTCGCCGACAAGTGATCGGCATCGTTGGCGCCTACGTAGGTCTTCGCGCTGTCGGCGCTGTGTTCCGGTCGATCATCCGGAATACGGTTGAGGCTGAGGAGGTTACCGCGCAGCTCGAGGCGCGCGTTCAGTCGACCGGTGGCGCAGCCGGGTTTACGACAGAACAGCTGCTCGATATGGCTTCCGGTCTCCAGGACGTCACGACATTCGGCGACGAAGCGATTGCCACGATGGAGTCGGTGCTCCTGACCTTCACGCAGATCCGCGGCGGTGTGTTCCGGGAAGCGACAGAAGTCATTCTCGACATGTCGATCGCGTTGAACACCGACCTGAAGGCGGCGGCGCTGCAGGTTGGCAAGGCGCTCAACGATCCCATTCGCGGTGTGTCGGCATTGGCCGAAGCCGGCATCCAGTTCAACGAACAGCAGCGAGACCTGATTCGGAATCTTGTCGAGACCGGAGATGTCGCTGGCGCTCAAGCAGTCATTCTCGAGGAGCTTCAAACGCAGTTCGGTGGCGCTGCCAGGGCGGCCCGGGATACGTTCGGGGGCGCGATCGAGGCGCTGAAGAATGCGTTCGGTGATTTGCTCGAAGGCCGCGGCGGCAGTGTCGAAGATGCGCGGTTTCAGATCGAGGCGCTAATCGTGCTCATGAAGGACCCGCAGACCGTGGCGGCGTTTACGAATCTGGTTCGGGGCGTCTTGACGGCTGCTGATTTCCTCGTCAATGCAACGATAAAGTTCACCCAGGCAGGCCAGTCGCTCGGCGAGTTCGTTGCGCGAGCGTCTGGGGTCGATGATGCCGAAGACAATTTCGCGATCATGGACGCGGCCATCAGCCGGACCAGTCGCGAGATCGATGGGCTTCGGCGGAAACTCGAAACCGCGCCGGTATCATTCTTTGGCGACAAAGTTGAAGAGGCTCGCGCTGACCTCGAGCGGCTCGACCGCCAGCTCGTCGAGTTGATCAAATCCCGAGATGCGCTCGCAGCTGATCGGCGTCGAGGCACCGGCGGGTTGCTCACCGATAGCGACTCGGCGGCAGACGATGAGCCCCCTGAAATCATTTCGACCGTCATCTCCGTCGATCCGCGTCGCGCGATCAGAGATCTGCAATCGCAACTCAGCGCGGCTGGCGTTCTTCTCACAGACGAACTGAAACGCCTGGGCGAAACGCTCGATCGCGACTTCGAAGACAACCTGCTTCGATTCTCGGATTACTACCGGCGTCGTGCCGAACTGGAAACGCAGGCCGCTGATCAACAGCTCTCAGAACGACGGGCTGCGCTTGACCTGATCGACGAAGAGATCCGTTTGGCGGAGCAGCGCGGCGACGACATTGAAGAGCAGGAGGCCAAGCGCGCGGCGCTGATCGCCGAGATAACCGTGCTGGAGCGTGAGCGCGCGGAAGTGGCGGAGCGCGCGGCCTACGCCCAGGCACGAGCGGAGGAAGATCTGGCTGAGCAGCTAGATCGTGTTCGCCAGCGGTTGCTCGAGCTTCAGGGGGATTCGGTCGGTGCGCGCACGGCTGAACTCGAGCGTGAGTTCGGAGAACTGCTCGAACGTCTCCAGATCGAAGGCGATGCCGCCGGCGAAGCGCTGGTCAGGCAGATCATCGATATTGAGCTTGCACGTACCCGGTTGTCCGAATTCGAGTCCGAATACAAGCGGACCCTGACCGAGCTCGCTCGTGCCGAGCGTCGAGTCGAAACCGAGATCACGGCCGGGGTTATTAGTGAGCGTGAAGGTCGGCGTCAGATTATCGCTCTGCATGAAGAGGCCGCGCGCAAAGTTGAGGCGTTGATTCCCGTCATGCGCGAACTCGCCGAGGCAACCGGTGACCCAGCGGCGCTCGAGCGTCTCAAAAACCTCGAGCTTGAGCTTGAGTCGCTCAGCGAGACGGCCGAAGTCGTTGGTCGCGAGATACGTGAGTCGCTTAAAGACTCTGCAGAAGACGCGTTTTCCTCGTTTCTGGACGGGACCCAATCGGCAAAGGATGCGTTCGATTCCTTCATTCAGAACATCCGCAGCAAGATCGCTGATCTTCTGGCAGAGCGCTTGCTCGAGAAGCTCTTCGGTCTCACTGGTGGCGGTAACCAGGATCAAGGCGGCGGCAACATTCTTGCCAGGTTGTTTCACGCAGGTGGCCTGGTCGGTCAAGACGGTCAGGCGCTAAAGGTCCCGGCGATCGCGTTTGCGGGTGCACCTCGATTGCACTCGGGCGGCATTCCAGGGCTCGGCCCGAACGAGGTCCCGGCGATTCTTGAGCGGGGAGAAGCGGTGGTCTCACGCCGAGACGTGCAGCGCGGTGGTCTTGGCGGGGTGACAGTCAATATCCAAGCCAACGACATCAGGAGCTTCGAGCGGGCTTCCCGTGGTCAGATCGCGGCCGGTGTCGCGAACGAGCTCGCCAAGGCCAGAAACAGGGGCGGCTGACAATGAGTCACTTCGAAACGCTGCTCGATATCGGCTACGACTATGGCGCTGAAGGTGGCCAGGCATGGGACTCGACAGTCATCGTCTATCCCAACTTTCGTTCGGTTCGAAACCAGAACCTATCCAGGCCCATCGGTGCGTGGCAGCTTGGCGACAGAGTGGTATCTGCCACCGACTACCAGTACCTGCAATCGTTTCTGCATGCCACGCGCGGACAGGTCCACTCGTTCAACTACAAAGATTGGAACGACTATTGCGCTATCGATGAGCAGCTGGCCAATGTCGGAGACGGTACGCTCCAGATAACGAAGACCTATGGCCTATTAATCAATGGCTGGGTCCGGTCCATCAAGAAGCTGAAGCCTGACGATGTCGTTCTTAAGGTCGACGATGTCGAACAGGTGGAGGACACTGACTATACGCTGGACGATACGAGCGGGCTGATCACGTGGAACGCGGCGCCGGACACTGGCGCAATCGTCACTTGGTCCGGCGAATTCTATGTTCCAGTGCGTTTCGATCGAGATGTTTTGACGGCTCAGTTTCTTGGGTTGGAGCAGCGGAACGACGGTTCTGAATTCCGCGCGTACCAGCTCGGGGCTCTGTCAGTCGTTGAAGATCCAGAGGCCTAGACGTGCTTACGCTTCCCTCCGGGCTCGCGACGCATGTTGCGGGCGACGCGCTATCGCTGACGTATTGTTATCTGATCACTCGCAGCGATGCAGTCGTTGTGCGCGGCACGACCCACGATGCTGATATCGAGATCACAACCGGTACTTACGCGGGCACATACAAGGCGAGGAGCGCTGCCTTCGCCAGCGACGTTGCACAAAAAAGCGATGGATCAGTATCGAATCTCGACATGGATGGCGCGATTCGTGTCGACGCAGCGCTCGACGAGTTCTTGACAGCAGATATAGAGAGCGGCGTTTATGACGGCGCGGAGGCTGTGCTGCTGAAACTCAATTGGGCGGCGCCGGCCGACGGTCAGAAGGTTGTGATGGCGGGCTGGCTGGGGGAGTTCGAGCGTGATTCCGATGGTCGCTGGCGATCCGAGGTCCGCGGTCTCACCTACGCGTTGCAGCAAATCTATACCAGAAGCTATTCCGAGCGCTGCGATGCAGTGTTCGGGGACGCGAGATGCGGGTTCTCGTTGGCTGCTGTTCAGCGTACATGCACCGTGACGGCCGTGACCAATCGTCGGCGTTTCGTGGCTTCTCTCGACAGCGGGCCGGCTCACGCCGCAGATGCGTATTACTTCGGCGGACAACTGATCTGGACATCGGGCAACAATGATGGCTTCACGCGGGAGGTGCGCTGTCACAACGTACCGACGACCAGCGTCGACTTACTGCTCTACGACGAGGCGCCGGCCGACATCGAGGTCGGCGATACGTTCACGCTCGACGCTGCTTGCGACAAGCTGTATGCAACCTGCAAGTTCGTTCATGCGAATCTCGTCAATTTCAGGGGTCACGGTGTGTTCGCAGCCGGCCGTGATCGGCTCATGCAGGATCCAAAGACAGCAACCGCAGGAGACCTGACGCAGCAAGACGGGAATCTGATTACCGAGTCTGTCTACGATGCGTTGCGCGCGGACCTCCAGGCGCTTGGCTTGACGATCATGGGGCTCTGATGAAAGCCGCAATGTTCGCAGCGGACGCGATGACCTGGATCGGTGTTCCTTGGCATCATCAAGGCCGCAACCGTTTCGGTGTCGATTGCGTTGGATTGCCGATCGGCATTCTCGTTGAGGCGGGTGTCCCGATTCGGGCTCGTCAGAACTATGGACGGATGCCGATGCAGGAGCTTGTGTCCGAGCTTGAGCGTTGGTGTCAGCCAGCATCCGGGCCTGCGGTCGGTGTGATGGTGGCTTTTCACTGGCCACAGCAAACATTGCCTGGTCATCTTGGGATTCTCGTTGACGTGCCGCAAGGGCTGACGAGCGAGTCCGGTTTCTATTTGATCCACGCCCATCTCCGCGCAAAGCGTGTCGTTCTGAACGCCTACGGTCATCCGTGGGCCGATCGGACGCTCGGGTTCTGGCTTGCGCCTGGAGTTCAGTACTAGTGTCGAACACTGAGCAAATCCTATCGACTGGCATTGGAGCGGTCGCCGGATTCATTGTTGGCGGTCCGCCGGGTGCGCTCGCTGGCGCCAGATACGGGCTGCTCGCTGGCGCCGTCTTATTCCCGGAGGAGCTTCCCGGAATCACGGGTCCTCGGCTCGAGGATTTCGAGCGTGCAGAATCTGACCCGGGCGCGCCGATCTGGAAGGTGTACGGCGACTTTGCCGTGCCGGGCTTTCGAATGTATCTCGGACCTGTGACCGAACTCAGCAATACGGAAACCCAAGGGGGGAAGGGCGGTGGCGGCCAGGATGTCACAACCTACACGTACCAACAGACGATTGTTCTGGGGCTCTGCGAAGGGCCGATCGAGGGGGTCTCCAGGATCTGGGAAAACGGCACGCTCGTTTATGACAAACGCCCGCAGCAGGTCGGCGAAACCGACGATGCGTACACTGAGCGCATTCAGGCCTCGAACGGCTACGAGCTCGGAACCGTAGGTCCCTTCGGTGGCCCTGGCAACGGGTTCACGTTGTACACGGGCACTGAGACGCAAACCGCGGATCCGCAGATGGAGATCGAACTCGGCGTCGGCAATGTGCCCGGCTTCCGCGGGATTGCGTATATTGTTTTTCCAGAGCGGATTCTGAGCGACGACCAGGGGCGACGCCACCCGATCTACAAGGTCGAGGTGACTCACCTGCCATCGGTGACTTACGAGCATGACTTTGCGCCGTCGGCCGATGGTGTTGGCGACTGGGTCGAACGTGGCGACTTCGACTTTAAGACGACGCTCAACACCGGCTTTACCATCGTTGATGGCATATCGAATGGATTTAGCGGCTCCGGGTCGGGTCGTGACGGCGCGTGGCCGACAGCGAACTTGCCCGTCGGTTTCGACCCGAACAGGTTTCGACTCACGGCCCGGTTTTACTGGATCGCCAGCGGTTCTGGCGGATCAGCTGGAAGCTCCACGTATCTGTTCGGCATAGTCAACCCGGCTAATGGCTACGCACTGGCTGCAGCAGTCAGTGAAACTAACCCGGTCGGCACGTTCGCCTACGCATCGGCCGGAACCAGCGATGCGGATCAGCCAACCAATGCGTCGTTGCCGGTCTCCCTTGCGGGAGCTGAGACCGCATTCGCCAACAGCATTCCGGCGACCTCGGACAAATATCACACCGTTGAACTCGAAGTCGACAATGGCGAGTGCACGCTGACATTTGATGACCGAGAACTCGATTCATTTACGCTGACTGCCGGCGAGATCGCGTCGATCGCGAACTGCACTCGGCCGGCCATATTGGGCAATTCGAACGGAAACCAGATCGTGTTCCTTTCTCTCGAGCTGAATCCGCTCGCCGGACAGGGATTTCCGTTGTCCGAGATCGTGGAGTCGATTTGTTCCGACGTTGATCTAACAGCGATCGATGTATCGGACCTGGCATTGACCCATATCAATGGGTACGCAGTATCCCGGCAGATGAGTGCTCGATCGTCGATTGAGCAGCTGCGATTGGTTGGGAAATTCGACTATGTTGAGAGTGATGCCGAGCTCAAGTTTGTGACGCGCGGCAAGCCGATAGTGCGGACACTTGCCCCTGAGGATCTCGCGCCACGATTCAGCAATGGGGAGCGGCTTCCGAATGTGGTCATCAGAAAGATCCAAGACTTCGAGCTGCCTCGGCAAATTCGCTTGAAGTATTTGAGTTTGGCAAAGGGCTACGAAAAGAGTGAGACGCTGTCCCAGCCACGACTGGGGACCAATGCGGCGAATGGTGTGACGATGGAGGTTGCTGTATCCATCGATGAAGCCGATGCATCCGAGCTCGCGGACATTGCTCAGCGTGACGCATGGGCTGGTCGGCATTCCTTCGAGTGGATGTGCGGGTGCGACCAGGACGAATTGGAAGGAGCCGATGTCATCGGCTTGCCGGCCGACGATGTCGTTCACCGCGTCAGAATCATGACCGCAACAGATAGCGGCCCATTAATGAGGCGCTTCACCGGCGTGCGCGATGACGATGGGGTTTATGTCTCGGTGGCGATCGCCACTCCGCCGATCGGTTCAGATCCGGTTGTGCAGCTGCTCGGCGAAACATCGGTCGAGCTTCTTGATCTACCAGCTCTCGACGAGGCTGACGACAATGCAGGGCTGTATCTGGCTGCGTGGCGGTCCGGTAGCGGGAGCGGGTGGTCGGGCGCGCGACTGCATCGCAGCATCGATGGCGGCGAGACGTTTGACCAGGTTGCAACGATATCTGAACAGTCGATCGTCGGCGAGGTCGTCACTGCGCCGACCGGCCACACGTCGACGTGGAACGATGCCACTTCGCTCGTGGTCGACGTACTGAACGAAGCGTCCCTGTCGAGCAGGACAGACGCAGCCGTTCTTAGTGGCGCGAACACTTTGGCGGTAGGAGCGCACGGCCGATGGTGCCTCATACAGTTCGCCAACGCGTCGCTGATTGCGACGGATCAATACGAACTCACCAGGTTATTGCTTGGCCGCCGTGGCACAGAACGTCATCTCGATGCGATCCAGCCGGGCGATCGAGTCGTGCTGGTTTCCGGACCGGGGATTTACAAGGTCGGTCTGCAAAGTTCGCAGATCGGCCAGGTGCTCGTCTATCGAGGCGTGACAATTGGCGGGTCGCTCGCCTCTGCAACGGACGTTCCGTTCACCGGTGCTGGCGAACGCCTTGAGCCGTTCAGTCCGGTCTACGTTCGTGGGGAACGAGACGGATCTGACAACCTGACCATCACCTGGATACGGCGCGATCGACTCGAGGAAACGCTGCCTGACGGAATTGCGTTGCCACTCAATGAAGCAAGCGAGGCATACGAGGTGGACATTCTCGACGATGACACGAGTCAAACCGTGCTACGCACCATCGCTGGGATCAGCAGTCCAGCTGCCTCATACAGCGCGGCCGAGCAGACAACAGACTTCGGCTTTCCCCAGCCTGAAATTTCAATTCGTGTGTACCAGCTTTCAGCGACAACCGGCCGCGGCGTGCCGGCAGAGGTAGTGATATGAGCCTGAACCCGCAATTCGGATTCGAGGAATTGGCACCGGCATCCAATAACCCGGAAGTCCCTGTCAACTTCAGTGACCGAATCCTTGCTCAGATACTGGCAGGTGAGATCACCATCGACTTCGCGAGCGACGCGAATCGCACGCTTGTGTACAACAACCCAGTGACCGGCGCGGACGAGTGGCCGTATTCGACGGTCATTATGACCGACACCGGCGTGGTTTTGACAGGACCAGTCGACATCATCTATCCGGACGTTCAAACGGCAGCCGGCGGACCGAATCGACACAGATTCATTTTCGACAACCAAACCGCAGAAGACCTGACCGTTATGCGGTCCGGTCAAACTGGGATCACCGTTGCCGCAGGTACGCGGGCCGAACTCCGCCACAACGGAACGGACATCGAAGCGATCGTCAACCCAATCGCGTAGCGACGAAGTAGCGGAGGGCAATCATGAGTTTCAGGTTTACGGGCAATTCCAGAGGTGTCCGTGTGGCGATCGTTCTTCTTGTAATCGCCTTCGGCGCAGGGGCGGCTGGCTACTGCTCAAAGGCAGATGCGCAGGAAGGGCTCTCAATATCGTTCGGCGCAGGCATGGCCGGTTCAGAGCGTTGCTTCGAATCGATGTTACTGGCTCAGGAAATGGCCGACCGTAAGTGGCTCGCATATTTGTCGACGCACGGTCCGTCCGGCGGCTGCCGCGATCCGGCCGAGCCGGTAGCCGCGAACATTGGCGCCGGCATCATTCGCACGACGCATCTTGGGAAGTGGTCGGTCGGGTTTGGGGCTGGCGTTATGGAGCACGGCGACGTCGTCGTCGGGCCATGGTCTATCCGGGACAACCCCGGCCCTAGAAGCGACGAAGATATCCAGTTCGTTGCCGCGATCCTGATCCGTCGCACGCTCGGAAAGCGCCTCGTGTTCGATCTGCTGCATAACAGCACGGGCGGTTCGACTCACTTCAATCGTGGATTGAACAGTTTCACGTTCGGGATGCGGTTCTGATGAACCTCTACGACTTCGCTCAAAGATTCGTGGGCATGGGCGAGATAGCCGGGGAAGCGAATAACGCTTTCATCGTCTGGTCACATTCTCTCTGCGGTCTCGGCGACGAGACACCGGACTCCGTGCCCTGGTGTTCCTCGTGGCTCAACGCGTTGGCATGGATGCTCAGGCTGCCCCGGTCGAAGTCTGCCGCGGCTAGGTCCTGGCTTGAGGTCGGCGTGCCCGTATTTTTTCCGAGCGGTCCCGAGGTCGGCTACGACATCGTGATCCTGAAGCGCGGTGCCGGCGAGCAGCCAGGCCCAGAGGTCACGCGTGGCGCACCCGGGCATGTCGGACTCTACGCCGGCATCGAGGGAGATCGCGTGCTCGTGCTTGGCGGCAACCAGGGCAACCGGGTCAGCATCGCTCGCTTCGCGACAAAGGACATTCTGGGCATCAGGAGATTGAGGCCATGACTTTTTGGGATTGGTGGTCTGACAACAGGCAGAAAACGTGGAGTTCGATTACGGCATTTTTCAGCGTGATCGGCGGATTGACCTCGGCTGGATCATTTAACGGCTTGCTCTCAGATACGGTCATCGGCTGGCTCGGCATTTCGTGCGCTCTGGTCACTGGCTTTGCGGGTTCTGCCACGTTCAAGACGGCACTTCAGAACACGACGAAGGAGCGCGTAGCCGCTTCTGAGGCAACGGTCGAAGTCGCGAAAGCGCACCAGGCCGCCGCGATGAAAACCGCCATTGAGTCAACACCGGGCCCGAAACCATGAAGTTCTGGGGCGTAATTGCCGGCGTGTTCGCGATCCTAATGGGCGGATTTCTCTCTCTGTTCAGCGCGAAGCGAGCCGGCGCCAACAAAGAGAAGGCGAAGCACCTAGAAAAGGATATTGAGCAATCGGAGAAGGCGAATGAGATTCGTAAGGAACAGTTGGACGCTGCCGCTGATCGGCCTCGTGATAGCGACGACCTGGATGACAGGATGCGCGACGGTCGATTCTAGTCCGGTCGTCGTCTGCGTGCCGGTTGTCGAGTATTCGTCTGAGACGCTGAGTCAGGCGATCGAGGAAAGGAATCTGCTACCGCGAAACGGCGTTGTCGAGGGAATGCTTGCGGACTATTCCGTAATGCGAGCTCAGGCACGAGCCTGTATATCTGAGTCAAGGAGCACACTGCAATGATTACTCGCGTAGCCATGGACCGCTGGATCCTACCGATCGTGTCGGTTGTCGTGGCAACGGTTTCGAGCTTTCTCGTCGCGATGTACTGGTATGGGCGAAAAGTCCGACAAAGCGCGGCTGAGAAGCTGGCTGCGAATGCCGTGCTGATGGGTGACCGGGTTCGAGACCTCGAACGCGAACTCGAAGGGATCAAGGCGAACGTCAAGCCGTTTTCTGTCGCGCTGCAAGACGTACTCATCCGTAGGCTGACCAACTTCCACACACCGGTACTGGATGCCCTGCTCGAGAAAGTCGGGATTGAGATGTCGGTCGACGACGAAGAACGGCTCAGGGAAGCGCTGTCGATACGAATCGACGAGCTTAACGGACATCTGGATGAGCTGGAGCGCGACGCCGCGATCATGCTCCCAATGGTCATGCGGTGGGTGAGAAAAGAGCGGGGCAACACGGACGGGGATTTGCAGGTTGTGATTGTTCCGCCTGCGCACGAATAGCTGTGAGTTGCGAGGTATCAGATGGCTGCCGCAAATCCTACCAGACCAGAACTCACGCAAGCGCGGCTCAAGGAGCTGCTGCACTACGATCCTGAGACCGGGGTGTTTACTCGAAAATTCAGATGGGGTGAAAGCAGGGACATAGGCTCTGTCATTGGCTACAAAACTGACAGGGGATATGTAGAGATAGTCCTTGATTCCACCAAGTACAGAGCGCATCGGCTGGCGTGGTTTTATGTTCATGGCGTGTGGCCGAGCGCAGAGATTGATCATCGCGATACAGATAGAGCCAACAACAGGCTGACAAATTTGCGCGAAGCTACTGGATTTGAAAATCATCAGAACGAAAGAAGGGCAAGAAAAAACAACAAGTCCGGATATCTCGGCGTGTGTTGGCTATCCACAGCTGCGCATGCCGCGTATCTAGCGGCGAAAGTTAAGCACCACCCATTCCAAACCTTGGTAGAGCAATCATGTACACCATAAGTGCTGGAAAAATTTACGAGGACGGCCAGGAAATTCAACTGAGAGGCGTGTCGGCGTTCGGTTTCAACGCCGATATCCTGATCCCGCAGTTCTTGTGGGCGATGGGCTGGAAAGCACAGATCGCCCATATTCGAACCCTTGGTTTCAACGCGGTCCGCGTGCCGTTCGTGCCAGCGACTCTTTACTTCCCAGTGGCCGGCTACAGTGACGCGCGGCTGAATCCCGAGCTGATCGGACGAACGCCGCTGCAAGTTCTTGATTTGTGGATGGCGGAGGCGGATCGGCTTGGGCTGTACGTTCTACTCGACTTCCACAGCGTGACGAATCGCCGTCTATATCCGACGTGGTTCGTGTCGAACCCTGCTGACTTTCCGCTGACCCACGACGGCAATGAATACACGCAAGCCGACTGGATTCGCGACCTAGTGTTCGTAGCGAATCGGTACGCCCACCTGTCGCATTTCTTTGCTCTCGACCTCTACAACGAACCGCACGGTAGGGTGCGGTGGTCTGCCGGTGATCGGAACATGACCGACCCGGCTTACTACTGGAAGCCAGCGGCCGAAGCTGCGGCGGCTGCGGTCCTGTCAGCTAACCCGAATCTTTTGGTGTTCGCTCAAGGAATCCAAGGAAACTGGGACGGCCGCGACAACAGCTCGATACCGATGAACTTTGGAGAATCGTTCCAGCCGCAGGCTTACGATCCGCTCGATATTCCCGCCGACAAGCTCGTGCTCTCCCCGCACACTTACGGACCGGACGTGTTCGGCAAATCGACCTTCGGCGCGGCAACCTTTCCGGCGAACCTGCAGGCGGATTGGGAAACCCTGTTCGGCAGGTTTCACGGCGCGAACGCCGTTGTGCTCGGCGAATGGGGCGGGCGCTACCGGCCTGGCAGCGCGGACGAAGCCTGGCAGGACGCGCTGGTCGAGTACCTGGTCAGCAAGGGTATGGGCTCGAGCTTCTACTGGTGCTACACGCCGAACTCCGACGACACCGGTGGCATTCTCGACGACGATCTGAACCCCCGCGAGGACAAGATGGCACTGCTTCGAAGGCTTTGGGAAGCAACAGCGCCGAGTGAGCCTGTCCTGCAACCAATCCCGCCGATTGTCACTGACAAGACTGACCGCATTATTGAGTTACTGACGGAAATCGCTGCCAACACAAGGGAATCATAATGGAACACCAGACCACGATTGAGCGGCGACAACCGAACCCGGACGAGATAGCTGCTCATAAGAAGAGACACCGAAAAACTGCCATGCTATCGACGCTTGCGTCAACGATTGGTATCTGTGTTGTCATCTTACCGGCCGTGGGCTTCCTGATCTCGCCCAGAATCGTCGATATTATCGGTATCGCTGTAGCAGACGAGATTGCCGCAGAGGTCTCTAAGCAAATCGCCCCGACGAATGCCGGGATCAAGGTAATGATTGAGTCTCTGATCGCAGAACTCGAGGACGAGATCGCATCGCTCGAATTTCGCCGCGACAATCGTCCCGAAACATGGACCGGGGCAGACGTATTGCTACTGTCCGGAAAGGTCAGACGGCTGCGAACTCAGAATGCGGCGCTCGACGCTATTATTGTTGCGGAGAGGGACGCGCCGTAGTTTCCCCGCTAGGCCGTGCAGCGATCTTCTGGGCGTCGAAAACTGATCTATCCGATCCTGACCAACTGCCCGGGCAGGATCCCGAAATCCCGCTCGGCGTGGACCACGACGCTCAGCTTCCCGCTCTTGAGCTTCCTGACGCTCGCCACCCGCCCCTCGTGGGCCGCAGCCTCCCAGGCTGACCGCCGGCATTGCCGGGAGCAGTACTCCCGGTCTGACCGTGACCCATCCGGAAGGGAATTACATACTTGAGTCCCTCGATCATCGAATCCATAAAGGACCTCAAGCGGGTAGCCGGCCGATCACCGGCACGCCCGTGCTCAAGGCATACCGTCCGCAACCTCCAGTGGGGTGGAGCGGACTCTGTAGCCGGCCCGACGCAGACGTGCGCGGACACCGGAGTGGCCACTGGGAGCGAGGTCCGTCGCAGCGAGCGCGTAAGTCCTCGGCGGGGTCCGGTCTAATCCGGCCCCTGTCGGGGCAGCCATTCGAAGGAAACAAAATGGACAAAATGGACACAACAGAACCGGACCCACACAAGGGCTGCGATCATGAATGGGTAGTACCAGAATGGGCCGCGCCGGATTCTGAAGCCAGCGATAGTGGATGGCCGTCAGAGGTCTGCGCTAAGTGTGGCAGGTCGATGATTCGCCACATTTTCAACGAGTGCCCATGATGCAGGGACTCAAGTATGTAATTCCCATCCGGAAGACGGCCACCACACCACCCACACGTCATATATCCGTCCGGGACGGCTTCTGTTAAGCCTTGCGGCACTTCGAGCCCATGGCTCACAAGTTCCTGCCTGGCGCCGTCCCGCTCGCACCGAAGCATAATGCAGGCACGCTCGAGCTCTTTGATGCGTTGGTCGGTGTTACGGCTCATTGCCTAGCCGGTTATATGCTTCACGCCCCACATGACGGATTCCTCGGCCTTCGTCTTGGCTAGGCTGACTTCGCGCGACGGTGTGAGGCTGTCGAGGTAGTCCCATAGCTGCTTGCCGAGATCCTTCACGGCCTGCATGTCGGCCTTCTCCCGATCGGAGAGCACGCGGTACTCGTGCCGCATCACGTTGTTCACCGTCCGCTCATCGCTCGTGCTGTCTACTGTCTTGTTCATCATCCGCGCTCCTATAGTGGTTGGTATAGCCGCCCCGACCCAGAGGCAAGGTAGGTCGGACCGGCGCTTGCGAGACCAGAGGCCGAATGCTGGCTTGGCTCGCTTCCGCTCCTATTGCGCGCCGGCCCCCTTGCGCCCGACGCTTCCTGGTAGTCAGTCACCGATCTCGGCCCTGGCTGCCTGGCGGATCACCAGCTCCATCGGCCGTCCGCGGTAATGGTCGACAATTCGCTGCGCTCGGATCGAGGCCTCGATCGTTCCGCGTATGTCGACAACGCCGCCGACGATCGTCTGCTCGGCCGGCGTGAGTCGCCGGCGCACGTGATACGCGCCGTCCGCCACGCTGACCGCCCGGTCGTCTTCCCACTGGCCCAGGGCCTTTGACCCGACGCCGTTCAGCGCACGCAAGGCTGCCTTCTTCCGGATTCTCCGATCCGGGTGCTTTGCTGATGCGTGCCAGACCGGCCCGCCATACCCTTTCTCGATTCACTCGTAGCCGGCGTTGACGGTGAGCACGATCGAGATCTGTTTGTCGAAGTAGTGATAACGCTGATTCGACGTCTCGACACCGAGCAGGCAGACGTTTTCGATCGCAATGCGCTGGTGACGGTTCATCGCTATCCTCCGCCCGGCCCTTTGATTTGCAGGAAGCTGGGCAAGCCGGCAGTACTGCCGAGAAGTTCCCGGGCTTTCACTTCGGCTTTCGCGCTCTCGATGATGCTGTCCGCGACGCCCTTGATTGCCTTCGCCGTTTCGACGTCCATCTTCGATTGCGGATCGCGCAAGTCCTTAATCGTCGCGAAGAGATGCATCCGAAGATCGGAGATCGGAGATCGGAGATCGTGTTGCCGTTGTTTTCGTCGTCGGCTTTTGTCATTGCGTTTCTTCCCTTGCTTACGGTTGATCGCGCGTGTGAGCGCGCCCTTTGTCTTGATGGCGTCCTGGATCTCTTTCGGATATCGATACAGGCTGTTGCGCCGGCAGTTCTCCGCGAGCGTTATGCACTCGAGCCGATCGATCGTGACGGCTTCGGGCGGATCCGGATTCGCCTTGTCCCATCCGCTGATCCGCACTGCATGCTTCGGCGGGATCGGGCCGCGCTCGCGCTCCCAGATGATGCGGGCAAGCGGCTTGTATCGGTCCTGAATCGGCCCGTCGAGCTTGACCTTGACGAGCCAGGTCTTCTGTTTCGATTCGAGCCTGAGCCCGCCGAGCGGCAGCGTGTCGTTGCGCTGATTCCCCGGCTTGAATTGCGTCTCGCCCATGCGCCCGGGCGCGAAGCCTGGTCGGCGAAGGCCTTTGTTCGCCGGAACGGCACCCTTCTGAAAGCGCCCCGACTTTCCGACACCGGCAGGATTGCCCTTCGGGATCCGCCCGCTCTTCACGGGATCCGTCCAGAAGGACTCTGACTTCTCGACGCCGAGATCCCTCGCGCGTTGCCGCCGGAGACCTCCAGATAGTAGCCGTCGAGATCGACCGACAGGCCGAGCGTCTCCTGATCGATCTGACCGTAGCCAGCCCCGATGTAGCTGTAGGAAGACTGCCAGTCCTGAGCGAAGGCGCAGGGCATACAGATCAATAGCAAGAGGCTTGCGTGCTTCATGGCGGTCATCCGTGGGTGGAGTGGAGCAACCCAATCTATCGGCGGCGCGGTCGCCGCAAGAGTGTCTGAGTCACACTTACGACAAGCGCGCTGCGCCTATCGCTTCTTCGTGGCCGTATCCAAAAGACCAATTACTGACTGGCGCGCACGGCGCGAACGAACCCGTAGTAGTCTCGGTAGCCCCAGTACGCGAAGCCGTAGTAGAAGGAGACGAGCCACGCGCAGTCGCCCGGGGAGGGCGCATACACGGTTGACGTCCAGAACCAATCGCTCGGGCAGTCGGGGAAGGCTGCGATATCGATCGCCGGCCCGTACCGTGTGTCATCGATCAGCGTAACGAGTTCAGCGCGCGTCGGGATCCGCCAGCCATCCAGGCCAGCCAGGCGCGATGCCTCGAGCGCGACGGCGATTCTCGCCTCGGTGTCTTCCGACCAGTCCTCTACCCTGATTGATTCAACGGCCCAGGTCAGGCCCGTCACGGTATCCTTCACCGCAACCCACTTCGGCGCGTCGGACGTCATCGCCTCACCATCCGGGCCGATTCTCAAATAGCGTTCGTTCATGTTCCTTTCTCCGTTTCGATTGATATTTCACTGGGCGCGCGCCTCTTCGTAGGCACGCTGGACTTCATGGAATGCGGCGGCATCGCCACCACGGTCCGGATGGTGTTTTGAGCGCAGCGTATTGATGGCGTTCTGCACGTTGTTGAGCTCGCCGGCGAGCGTGGTGCGGAAGCTCGACGACCCGAACTTCGTTGTTCGCGGCCAGTGATCGGGCCAACTGAGCGGATAGGCGCTGCGCTCCTTCATGGTCATGACGCAGACCCATCAGTGTAAGGTTGAGGGGCCGGCAATGACTTTCTGACCGCGCCCCTCGGCCGCCTCGAGGAGTCTTTCGCCCCAGGCCACCAGTTTGCCCTTGTGGCACGCCGGATCTGTGCAGACGTCTGCACCCTGGATATCGCCAAACAGTTCCGGCTGATTGCCGGTCCGCTTCGGGCAGGTGGTGCACGGCCCCGCCTGATCGTCGAGCAGGACGTCGTCAGTCGGGAAGGGGGCGTCCTTCAGGCGGAGCATGAGCTCGTGCTGAATCCAATCGCTCGCGTCGCGATAACTCATCGGTTGCCTGAAATGCCCGCCGAGGACCCGATCGAGCGCCTGCTTCTGCAGCGCCTCGCCCGGGATCCGAGCGACCAGCAGCGAGATCGAGGCCGACAGCTTGCCATCGTAGAACGCATTGCGGGCCTGCTTGCACAGGTCGAGCAGCTTCAGCCGCCCGTAGACGTAACTGCGACTCTTGCCGACCTTCGTGTGCAGTTCCTCGATCGGGTGGCCGTGCTGCTTCATCAGCTGCTGGTAGCCCTCCGCCTCCTCCATCGGGTGCACGTCGGCGCGCTGCAGGTTCTCGATCAGCTGCACCTCGATCACCGCCGCGTCCGACAGCGATCGAACGACGGCCGGGATTTGGGCGAGCCCTGCCTGCTTCGCCGCGAGGTAACGGCGCTCGCCGGCGACCAGCTCGTAATCCGTCGCGGTCGAGCGGCAAATGATCGGCTGCAGCACCCCGTATTGGCGCATGCTGTCAGCGAGATCGCTCAGGGCCGCGGCGTCAAATCGTTTGCGGCGGGCAACCTGGGCGGCGGTCCGGGACAGCTCGATGCGGTCGAGCGGCAGGGTCGTCAGTCTATCGTCAGGCATTGTGCTTCTTCCTTATGTCTGCCCTCTTGCCGAAGGCGGTGGCCTGCTTAAGGCGGTGGCCTGATACCTCGTGGTTCCAAGGTACGTCGAAGGTCGGCGAAAACTGTGTAACCGATTGATTCCGAGTGTCACGATTGGATACGCTATGACCTCGGGAAGGCGCATGACTTCTGGGATGCCCCCGCGTTGACATCGTGGGGGTCGTTGGTTCGAAACCAATCGCGCCTACCATCTTTTCAATCACTTGCGGCGGCCCCGCGATCGGCAGGGTCGGCGGAAGGTCGGCGATCCAGCCCCAGGCCGTAACGGTCCTGGGGCTGGGTGAAGCCGCGCGCCAGGACGTGCTCCATCGCATCCAGCAGGATCTCGCGCGCATTGTTGCCGTAGACCAGATGGTCTTCTTTGGCCGTGCCGAAGCCTCGGGTGAGCCGGCACAGATACGGTTTGCCTGGCTCCGCGTACCGGCCGCACTTGACGACCTGGACACCGATGTCCCGGTCCAGGCATTGCCCGATCAGCTGCATCAGCTGCATCAGCTCATCAGCTGATCGTCCCGCCCGGATGCGGTTGGCGGCCCAATCCGGCTCGCGTCGAACGAGCGTCTCGAGGGCGATCGGGTTTCCCTCCGCATCCTGATACTGCTCAGGCCCTGCCGTCACGCCTTCCTCCCCTTGAGCGGCGTCACGTTCGTGATCAGCTCCCGCTTCACCAGCGGCTGGAGCTCGTTCATGTAGTCGTCAATCGCCGTCGCTGCCTTGCTCAGGTAGTCGGGCGCGAACTTGGCATAACGCTCGGTCGTGCCGGATCGGCCCATCCGGTGGCCTAGGAAGCCGGCAACCTCCCACTCAGGACAGCCGCGGCGGCGGAGCTCCGTCGCCATCGTGTGCCGGATCGTGTAGGGGATGACGTCGTCCATGCCTGGGTGGTCAGGATCGGCTGCCTTGAGGAGCTTCGCCGCATCGCCCCGCAAGCGCCGCCAGGTCTTCTTGACGCTGCCGATCGGTCGGGCCTGCGCCTCGTGCCACTGGACGAGGTAGCGCTGCTTGCGGCGCGCCTGGAGCCACGGCAGGAGCGTGTCGGAGATAGGGAGGATCGGACGCCGCTTCTTCGTCTGCGCCCGCCCGGGCGGATTCAGGTCGATCAGGCGGTGCTCGAAATCGATCTGGAAGGGTTGGAGCTCGAGCAGGGCACCGGGCCTCGATAGCGTGTTGAACAGCAGCAGGAGCAGCATCAGGATGTGATCGGGCGGCCCGGCGTTAAAGAGCGCCGCCGCCTCCTTCGGCGTCAGGATTCGCGTGCGCTCCTGCGTGTTGCCGATGACCCGGACATAGGGTGCCGACTCGATCTCCTGGGCGCGATAGCTCCGCATCACCGCGGCCGAGAGCGTGCTCTGGATCCGGCCAATGTAGCCGTCGGCGTAGCCTTTGCTCTTGAGCCAAAGCTCGAGCTCGCGCTGGCGCTCCAGGCTCAGGTCGCCGACTGTTGTCTTCGGTTCGAAGAAGTCTTTCAGCTTCGCGATCGCGAGCGCCGAGGCCTCGCCGCCGCGGGCCGTGTTCGGCTTCGCGTGATGCGCGTGATACCGATCGAGCACGGAATAGAGCGGCACGTCGGCCGGACGCTCGTGGTCGATACGGTCGTTCAGGACGATCCACCTGGCAAGCAGCATCAGCGCCTCGTCAAAATCGCGTGTGCCAAGCGATGTGCTGGCAGTGTGCTGACGGGACTTGTCCCACCAGGTCCGACTCCAGACGCCGTGTCGGTTCCGGGTGAGCCACCAGGCGCCGATCTTCCCGCGGCGCGGGTCTCGCTTCGGCATGAAGCGCCCTCCTGTTGTTCTTGTAGGTAGACGAGGATCTGCTCGACCGTGAATCTATAACCCCGCCCGACGCGTGTCGAGCGAAGCCTGCCAGCACGGGCCGCGCGTAGCACGGTACCTCGGCAGACGCCGAGGTAATCGGCGACCTCGTCGGCCGTCAGGAGTTCTGGCAGGTGTGCCGCAATGCCGCCTACCCTGGCGGCGTCATGAACCGGACACGCATAGCCTGCCGTCTCCGGCAGGCGGCACAGGCACTCGGGTTCCATCGTGCGATCTGACACAGCGAGCCAATGACCAATTACTGACTGGCGCGCACGGCGCGAACGAACCCGCCGTAGCCTCGGCTGCTCCAGCTCGCGCCGCCGTTGATGAAGCTGACGAGCCACGCGCAGTCGCCCGGGGAGGGCGCATACGGGGTGCTCGACCAGTACCAGTTCGGTTTGCAGTCCGGAAAAAATCGAGTGTCGATCGCAGGGTCAGATCGAGTTCGGTCAGCCAGGGCGAACAGTTCATCGACGGTCGGCATTCGCCAGTCATCGAAGCCCGCGAGCTCGAGATTCCGGCAGAGCGAATCCGCGTCGGGCCATTTAAGCCGATCCGTTGTGAGCTCAGCGCGCGACCACATCAGCCCGGTCATCTGATCGATGACAACCTGATCGCGGTGCGCGAGCTCGAACCGGTCGGTCGCCGTGTCACCCCGCTCATCGGGCGACCGGTCAATCTCGTCCTCCATCATCAACGCGAGGATAATCCGCGTCATCTCATCCGCTGACGCCTGGTGCACTCGGCGCTCTATCGTCTGGCGAAGCTCCTCCTGCAAAGTCTGCATCGATTTCCCCCTATGGTTGGCTGGATGCCAGAAGGACGACGGTCCGTCCCTCGAGGCGATAGTCAAAAGTCGTTTTGGCCGTGGCTCGCCGCAACCACGGGAATTCATCGTGCAGGCGGCCAATCAGCCGCTTGCTGTTCGCGTGAGACAGATGGCCGAGGTAGCTCTGCCACACCGATCGCACCGCGGCGAAGTCGGAAGGCCGACCCATCAAACGGCGACCGCGTACATGCCGGCGCTGCCATCTGCTGAGTTTCTCGCGGCAGTGTGCGACCACGCGTCGACGGGCAACGCGATGCGTCGGCCAGATCACGTAGCCGAGGAAGTCGATGCCGGACGTCAGCGGCTTCAGCCGGACGTCTGCCTTCAAGGCCAGGCGCAGGTGATCGTGCAGAAAGCGTTCGATGGCTGACTTGATTGCAACGAGCCGCTCCCGATCGGCATCGACGATGACAAAGTCGTCGACGTAACGGACATAGCGTCGGACCTTCAGCGCGTGCTTGACGTGCTGATCGAGCGCGTTGAGGTAGACGTTTGCGAAAAACTGCGACGAGAGGTTCCCGATCGCGATCCCGCAGCCGGGCGCTGCATTCGCCAGGCGCTTGTGCGCCGGCACGAGGGCTCGCTCGTCTGGCCGGCAGGCGTAACGGACGCCGCGATGCAGCGGCGAATGCCGAAGCAGCGCGTGCACGGCCCGGCAAAAGGTTTCGTCGAGCTCGGATCGCGCCAGCCGTTGACGGAGCTGTCGCCAGAGGATCGGGCGCGAGATCGAGTTGAAGAAGTTCCGGATGTCGAGCTGCAGGTACCAGCCGCCGCCCTGGCCGGATCCAATCTGGCGGGCGAAGCCCTGCAGACGATCGACGGCGGCGTGCGTGCCTTTGTCGCGCCGGTTGCTGAAGCTGTCGAAGATAAAGGCGGGCTCGTAGAGCTGCTCGAGCACGGGCACCAGCCAGTGGTGCACGACGCGATCGGCGAACGCCGGCGCATGGATCTCGCGCGCCTTCGGCCGAGTCGCGATGAAACAGGTCGGCGGTGCCGGCTGCCATCGATGCGCGTTCAGTAACTGCTGCAGATCGAGCAGTCCGTCGATCCAGGCTTGCTCGAACTCGAGGCGATCCCGGGACGGCGTCTTGCCGCGCCGGGCCTCAAGCCAGGCAGCGTGGAGCTCGCGAAACGTGACACCCTGACACTCACTGGCGCGCACGGCGCGAACGAACCCGCCGTAGCCTCGGAAGCCCCAGTCCGCGCCGCCGTCGTAGAAGCTGACGCTCCACGCGCAGCCGCCCGGGGAGGGCGCATACGGTGTGACTGACCAATACCAGTTCGCCTTGCACTCGGGGAACAGGTCGATATCGATCGCCGGGTTGTATCGGCCGTAGTCAACCAGGGTGAGCAGCTCGCGGATCGT